ACGCCGCTATAATCCCGTGTTTCAAATTCTTCTTCTGTCATAAAGGCCCAAGTTATCAAACCAATGCACTCACCATCACGGTAAAACAACCTGATTTGGTCATTCTCAATTGCAGGAATTAACCGCCACGCAATAGTAGCCGACTTAAAATTGTTGTACGGCTCAACCGTGGTCCACAAACGCAAAGCATCTTTAAGTACATCAGACATGGCAACACCTTACAATAAACCCGAATGAAAATATACCCGCGATTTTTTGGGGGCCAAGGGACTCCAATGGAATTACCAATGAATGAATTTATCAAACTTGTATATATAGCGCGTATGTGTTGACACGCCCCAGCAAATAGGGGGGTTGGGGGGTCGATGCTGCTCGAGCCGTCGCTGCATTGCGGCAAAGTAACCCCTCCCCCATGCTGCATTGCGGCACAAATTATCTGACATATTGGCGAAAATTAATTTAAATAAATGTAAAAAACTTGTGGTCTGCATGTTGACATTCTACAAATCAGTCCCCATATTGAAAATATGGAAGGCAATAGAGCCTGACATTTTAACAAGGAGCAAACAAATGTTTACAGTAGAATTAAACCAGATCATCGACGCTGAGATTCCAAACGCCGCGACTACTCGCCAAGAGTATCAGCAGCGCCTAGACATCTTGAAAGAGATGCAAGAAGACATCAAGGCACTGGTTCAGGCTACTCGCGAGATGGCAATCGAAGACGGTTACGCTGAGATGAAAGAAGGCAAACAGCCTGAGTTGTCACCTACTCGAGCATTGTTCATCGAGCTTTATGGTCAAGAAGAATTTGACCGCGTCAAGCGACTAGGCCAAGCTAAGAAAACATTTACTTGGCTGGACGTGTAAACCAAACGGGGAGCTTCGGCTCCCCACCATTTAACAAGGAGCAAACAAATGAGAAGACAAGAATACAAAAAAGACGGCAACATCTACGCACTGGTAAACGTGCATGCCATGGATTGCACAACCCCATACTGGGTTTACTTCAATAACAAACTGGCATCAAAGTTTGCTGATGTAGTAGCAGCAAAAGATTACATTAAAGTATTGATGAGATACTAATGTCGAAACGGGGCACCCCGCCCCGTCTATCGCAACTGACCACGGCGATACTGATGAGACGGTCATTAACAAGGAGTAAACAAATGACAAAGACAATAGAGTTCGAAGCTGTCGAGACTGACCAGCCGCCCGAGACTACACTGGGCAACAAGCTGAAGTTCAAGCTCGAGTGTATGTTTATGATGCTACACGCTGATAGACAGGAAGCTGCCGCTCAACTCTATGATCAGCTGATCGCTGAGTTCGATAAACTAAAATAAATACTTGTGCCCCGCTTGTTGGCGGGGTACACTCTACTTGCATTTAATCAGAAGGAGTAAACAAATGCCTAGAACATCATTCGGAAAAACCCGTAAAGCTGACAACCCATACGCGGTATACACTGATCCGCGCACTGGCTGGACATGGAAAGTATTGAAGACATACAAGCATTCTGATGCCGAGCGCAAGGATCCATATGCACGTTGGTTCCTGGCTACATCATCGCCATGGGTAACTGATGAGCTTGGCGACGGGTACGCTTCCGAAGTTATTCAGAACGGGATCCTTGTAGATGCCGAGCCTGAATGGCGCGATGAGTACAGCGTATAATGTTTCACGCTATCGAAACACTGATCAAATGGTGCCGTGGTCGTCAGACCACGGTGCTCGAGGATATCTTGGGCGGCGTGGCATTGTTTGCAATGCTGTTCATTTTACTAGGAGTAACGACATGACCCAAAAAGAATTTATGACTGAGCTAAAAGAATTGATCAAAGATTGCGAAAGCGATCCTTGGCTGCATGCCGAGATTGGCGGTGCGCTATCTGTAACCTGGGCGGTGAAAGAGTTGATCAAAAAATTAGAAGCAGAGTAAGAACACCCAGGCGCGGGGGATACCGCGTCATGCTCCTTGGCCCTGTGACTGCAAAGTCGCAGGGTTTTTTGTTGGGCCGCAGGGCCGCAGAATTTTCTTTATATATCTGTGATTTAGTTGTTGACTGGTTGTTGGATCTGTGCAACCATGGTGTCACAGGCAATGGTGCCTGTCTTAACTTAGAAGGAGCAACCTTATGAAAAAAGGTTATATTACACACACCCGTCTTGAAGCAGAGATCCGCTTGGATCTTGGTGAACTTGGTTCAGTCATCCGCGAACTGCCAGAGGATAGTTCGATCCGCAGCAAACTGGAAACAGTTCGCCGCCAGATCCTCGAGGATGTGCAGTCTTCAATCAACTACGAACTTATGGATTAAGGAGGCGGGGGCTACGGCCCCCGATTTTTATTATGATACATGGATCACCAGAAGATCGAGGCGGGGCCGATGCATACTATGGCAGAGCAATCGATCCGCATTACTGGCCCGACGGAACTTACAAAGGCAAGCGGGTCGAAAAAGATAACATGACCAGGGCGCAGATCGAAGCCTATCTCAAAGCATACGAAGACCAGGATTACTTCAAAGAATGGTAAACCAGGGGGGCGCAAGCCCCCCTTTCACATATGCAAAAGCATAATAAAGACCAGGGCGGCAAGGCCGCAGGGTCGCAGAGACGCAGACAAGGCCGCAAGGTCGCAGAGATATAAAGAAAACTTTTTACTTGTGGTTTACTTGTGCTCTGCTAATATCAAATTGTTAACTAGAAAGAGGAAACAAAAATGCAACATGCTATCATCTACAACGGGCCAAGCCTATTGGATGGAAAGCCAATTGTGGTTATTGCCACATATTCAAACCGCAACACTAAAACGGGCAAGGTCGTACAAACTTATATATTGCGCTCGGATATTAACCCGCTCGAGGCCAGCAAAACGGGCCAAGACTTTTCAATCTGTGGATCGTGCCCCATGCGTGGGGAAGTTACGACGGATCCAAAGCGCAAAATTGCCAAGGGCCGCAAGTGTTACGTTAACTTAGGCCAAGGCGTTTTAATTGTTTTTAAATCATACAAGCGCGGCGTTTATAAAGAGGGATCCGCTCGGGATATGGGCCGCGATAGATTCGTAAGGGTCGGGACGTATGGCGACCCCGCTGCGGTCCCGTCTCACGTTTGGGATGAGTTATTGTCCGAGTGCGAAACTTGGACAGCGTACACACACCAGAAGCCATGGCGTCCAGATATCGCGATGCAATCCGCCGACAGTTACGACGAAGCAAAGGCCCATTGGGCCGAGGGTCGCCGCACTTTCCGCGTGATTGTGGACCTTGGCGATATCGACAAATCAAACGAGGCACTATGTCCAGCATCCAAAGAGGCTGGACGCCGCGTCCAATGCACAGCATGCAAATTGTGCAAGGGATCCAGCAACGCAAAATCAATCGCAATAGTGGAGCATTAAACATGAAAACACCACAGGTAAAACCAGAATGGAACACAGGCATCTACATCGGGGACGGTGTAGTTGCCACACCGAAACCAATGTTCGAGTGGACGGATCAAGAGATCCGCGATTACTTCGACCAAAACCCTAACCTAACAATGCTAACCTACTCGGGCATGCTAGGCTTGAGTGTCGGGGAACTAAAAGAAATACTTATGTCATAAAGACCAGGGGGCCACGGCCCCCTTTTTCTGTGCCATCGGCACAGGCACACAAATAAACTAAGCCGCAGGGTCGCAGGGTCGCAGGGTCGCAGAGTAATGATCGAGCAAACGAGGCCGCAGACTTTCGAACAAGGCCGCAGGGTTCGAGAACCGTTGGCCCTCCGCACCTTTGATCCCCCCAAATATGAGACTTGGACCCTGATCCCCCCCAAACAAATATATATCCTTCGTAGAGAGGGCCTTTACCAAGAAGAAACTAAGACCACCTCGGGCGTAATAAGCCATATGCCACGCTGCCTGATGAGATGAGACTTTTACTACGTTTCCCTTTGTTACTTTGAGTTCCATCCAAAACGGCAAGCCATCCCAGATGATATGAACATCAGGAACACCGCCCCCATGCACGTTTTCAATCCGAGTTGCGAACGCTTTCTTGGGTAGGTTCGATCTCAATTGGTTCCAAAAGTTTGCCTCTGGTCCCTTGCTCATCTGTCACATCCTCCGCTGTGCCATCGATCACGAAGGCTTGCGGATATTGTTTCTGTAACATTGCAAGTCGGGCAGTTATTTCATCCCTCGAAAGTTGATCAATTGTGTTGATTGTTTCACGCCTGTCGATGGTCAGACCACCAAGAGCAGAGCGTATTTTTTCTGCATTGATTGCGGCAGAGAATTGCCCTGCCTCTTCTGCACCCAGAGATAATTTAAACAAACGCTCAAGCTGCCCGATGGTTGTCACCCCATACTTACGTTCGCGTTCCTGTCTTAACTCTTGGATGTATTCCACAACATGGGGATAGTCCCGACCATTCAATAAGATCGAGGCTTGTTTCCTTGCCACGTTTTGTGCGTACCCAGATTTCCTTGCACACTCTGCATTGGAATAGATACCTTCCACGATGTGCCGAGCAAAAGTCTTTTGCCGATTGGTTAGCTGACGACCATGTTCTTCTTCGATCTTCTTGACTGAACCCATGCCTGTCTCCGATTTTCCACAACCATAGTACAAGTAATTTCTATTGCCAAGATTTCTATATAACCTTTTCCCACAGGTGAAGTGTAAACACTTTGGCCTAATTTAGACATGGGCTGATTATGCAAATTAAAAAACACCCTTAGTGTTTACGGTATTTTGTAAACTGTTTACGGCAACCTAAAGATGAGCGTAAACAAGGACCGAGGTACTAGGCTCTTGGTTCTATTACATTTTTTCGGTTGTGCTCTACCCTGTTTACGTTGTTTACAAGTTTTACACGCGTCGGAGATGAAAAAAATAAAAAACTGTGGCAGCGTTCTATATGTAAACACAGAAAAAAATGTTTGACTTGGCCTGTTTGTTGTGGCAGGGTCACAAGTACACCACAAGTGTTTTATATTAGAAGGAGCAAACACATGACTACATT